GTAGGCTTCTTACCTAAAAAACTCGCTTGATTACGACTGCCCTTGCTGCTGTTGCATGACTGGCAACAAGCAACTGCGTTCTCGAATGAGACCACCAAGTCAGGCGCTTTGCTAATTGGAATGATGTGATCAACTGTTGCAGCTGGTGCTGAGCAATAGAAGCATGACCATTGATCGCGAGCCAACACCTTTAACCTGAATGCTTTATAGTCTCGCGTTAATCTTGGATCACCACGCTTTGCCATTACTTCAACATTTCTTGAAGCGATGCGGCATCTATCTGCCAGTCATGAGACATGGCCAAGCCGCAGTCATTACAATGCACATGAAGGCTTATAGTCATCGAATGAGTGCAGTCAAATACGAAACCACATACGCATCTGTATATATTATATGAAGTCATTACTGCCAGCCTCTAGTCTTTAGATGATGTAGTGCTTTGCAATAGTCCGGTATCTCATAGTCAAGACCATAGCGCTTAGATACATAATACCAATAGATATAGAACTGATAGTCATAAGGCTTATTCTGCATAGACTTAGAACGCATCTGATAGTAACCATGATGAGATCCATTAACTGCATCTATCTGCCATCTACTCTCTCGATAGACGATCTCGTTATGGCATCTATATTGCTTATCTGTTAGCTGCTTATTGGCTAATACTCTTAAGCCTTTAGAGGCATCTATTGAAGCCTGACTACTAGGCATAAGTGCCATAGATAGAGATAGCCCAATAACGGCGGTTACCGAGCGCGCTGCGCCTTTCGGGCGCGCTCTGAAGCCTTGATGGCTTCTAGCCGTAAGTGTACCGAACCATCTCTGCATTTCAGCAAAAGTCCTGCTCAGACGGCGTGGCGTTTTCATCTATTGTCCGTACTGTAGAAGCCAGATCCACGAAAGGCTATACCAAACGAGCTGTATATCTTTTTCATTGGCTCATGACAGAACCCACATTCAACATCATGAGGCTCATTCATCGACAGTTCTTTGTCGTAACGCAGGTTACTTTCGCATTGGTCATTAGTACATTCAAACTCATATATGGGCATTACTTCTCAACTCCATGCATAGTCTCCAAGTGGCTTAGCATCATGCGACTAACCTCTTTCTGACCAAGGAAGCCCCAAGCCGATAACAGCGAGTAGCCGCAATAACATGTATGTAAAGCCTCTGGTAATACATTTCGTTCATCGCCTGCTTTTGGCATTTATTGTTCCTCCCGGCAGAACTTGCATCGTTCCCCTAGTGCGTATATGCCACAGTCTAGGCATCTTGATATATCTGAGTCTTTAACCAGATCCTTACGATCTTTATATCCCGCAGCTAGTAGTAACTCCACCAGATCGCCAAGGCGCAGCATTGCTACATATTCCTCAGCCTTTTCGCCTTGCCCGTTGAGTCTGAAAGCAGCGAACCCCAATAAGCCACTTTCTTTAGTCCGACTTTCGATCTGGCGGAGTGTTCCTACTACATCGAGTCCTGTGCGCGCTTTTACCTCGCAGTCGAACGGAACATTGAGAATGTCACGCCCAGAACCTCGACCAACTGAAGCGCCTTCCCACGTGCGCCTCAGATACTCTGCGACTACTCGCTCTGTGCGAAAGCCGCGATGTTTTCTACTTTGAGACATTAACTGCGTGACACTTCTTGCATGACCAAGTAAGGACAGTTCCCTGAACCCAGAATGCTAACTCCTCGCGTGGTACTGGCTCATTACATAGATGACAGATAATCCGCACTTGCAGGCTGTTTAGCAATTCCTGATGTTTAGCCTTTTCTGCTAATTCATCATCAGTAGGAAAGTTCTCCCATTCACCATCTTGGTTCATAAACTGTAGGCCGCTCATTAGCCTCTCGCCTTCTGCTTAACCCATTTACCGTCTTTGTTAATCTCTAACCAGACAGGTTCACACTTTTCTAAGAAGCCACCAGCAGGGTTCTGGCATCTGAACTGCGCCCAAGGCTTATTGTTTTTCTTTGAGACGCCTTCGCTAAAAGCCATTACACCATGCTGACATGTTGGAATGTCATCATCGATCTTTGATCCGCCTAAGACTTCTGCTACCAATGCAACAGCCTCAGCTGCGCTAGGTGCTGGTGACACCGCCTTGGTTGACCAAGGATCGTCCTCCGCCGGCATTGTTATCTTGTCTGCTAATTTCTCAGCAAATGTGTTAGGTAAAGGTTTATCTTGCTTAGCCTTTACTTTAGCCATCTCCTCAGCTGAGGGTCTTGGCTTGCCTTCACTGTGCTTTGAGATACCACCTGTGTGAAGCGCTCTGCCGATCGCAGAACTCTCCGCGTTTTCGCACGCGCTAGTAGAATTAACACCTCTACCAGTAACCGTCTCCTCAGCGTATCCTGTGGCAAACGGTAATACATCAGCGTAAGTCTTATATACACTTGCTTTAAAAATGTATCGATCATCTTTGTAAGCCACCATCTCTGTAATTATTGCTCCGTCTGGATACTTAACCCAGAACTTCTCAAGTCTTTGATCTACTGTCTCATATTGGCTCAAATCAAACATATTGCTCATTCTCCTCTGTGTGCAGTTGCGCTGCAATAGCAGCATAAGCCACTAGATCGACATAAGTGTCAGTCTTGGCCGTCTCCATGCTGCGCGCTATTTTGACGAGTGCCATACACATCGCGACTTGGTAATCAGTAACCGGCATTTCCAGATAACTCGACCAGAGGGCAGCAGTTCTTGCCATGTTGTCAGTTGGGTGACCGTAGTCCAGACCTCGGTCTTGGATAGTTGCTCTTGCTTCGTTAAGATAGTCTCTAGCATTCATCGGCCGACCTGCTCAAGTTGACGAGCGATCTTACGAGCTGCAATACGACCCTTGATCTTGCCATGTTCAAAGCCTTTGCCATAACCAAAGCCAAAGCCAATTAACATGCCTACTGCTATAGATAAAGTAATTGCTACATCTGAGTTCATTTACTGCCCTTCTAGTGCGCCCTTCGCACCTTCTTGGCATAAGTGTTGCATAAATATCTGACTATCTGACGGTGTGTTGATAACGAAACGGTAACAATTCTCCATCGTCCATCGCATCGTCTATCGTGCGCTTTATGTCGTTATCTAGATCGTCCATAACGCCGACCAGCAACCACGAAAGTGCCGTCCTTTTCAAGGTTAATTAGAGTTACTTGGCTATCCTCAACGATGATAAAGGCTTGCTGCCAGTTCATAGTACCCTTGGTATAGCCAGCCTTGCGGATATCCATAAGATGACCGCCTTCTACGCCACGCAGAATACGCCCTATTTTGCCCCCTGAAGCCTCTGTAAAGGCCGATGAGCCAGCCCTATGAGTATGTCCGCATACCACGCTTAAACCATGCCTACGAGCCGCTCCAAGGGCTGTAAGACCTGCATTAGGGTTGATGCCCTGCTCGTCTCCATGAACTGCCACCCAGCCCTTAGCGAAGGCGTATGGCTTCTTATGATAGGTGATGCCTAACTCGTCTAAACGCATAAAGCGCTCGAACTTAAGTTCTGGCAAAGCCAAGAATGCTGGGATCTTTTTCATGATTACATTGTAAAGACGATCGGTATGGTTAGAACGGATCATATGAGCCTCTTTGGAATGCTCGACTAAAGACCAAAGGACTTCTACTGCTAGGTCTCGATCCTCAGCTAGTGTTTGTTCGTACCAACCTGGTGTGCCGTCTGACCATCGGCTGATCTGTGGGAGGTCGATTTCATCTCCGAGTGTAATAACGCTATCTGGACGGTATGCCTTAATAAAAGATGCAACATTGCGGACAGCAACTTCATCGTGATATGGAACTTGTAGATCGGGAACGATTACAGTTCTTTTCATGGTTAATCCTCATCGTCATCGTCATAAGGGATCGAGTCGGGAAGTTGTGGCAGCCAATTAGGTGTTGGCAAGATAGTTGCCGGGTAAGTTAAAGGTTCAAGCAAGATAGCCAGAGCCATCTCTGTTGAGAACCCTGCTCGTCTAAGCGATTTGTAATACTCATTTAGCCCGATGCAGTACTGATCAAGCATAGAGTAAGCCTCTAAGTCGATAGCCTTCTTGCGTGCCATGAGATAAGTGTTACTTACCTAATAGTTCAATAATAGTATCGACACGCGCTTCCAGTCGATTAACTTGATCTTTGATAGATGAACCGCTATTGGGCTTTAATTCATTGAGGTAGTGCTTGACTAAGAACTGCAGCATCGCAGTAACACCACCCAGAACCGTTACGATCGCTACTGCAATAGCAGCGTAATCCTGAGGACTCACCGTTTAGGTGTCGCATATCCAAAGACCCCAGCTAGCACAGCCCAGAGGATCGAGCGGTAATCCGCTGCAAAGTTAGAAGCTGCCCAAGCAGATAGGAATGCACCTGCTGTGAGTAGGTAAGGGTTTTTCATATTCATGCTGATCCTCCTAGTAACGGTACTTTAAAGAACGAACCATCGTTATCGCCTTTGATGCTAAACGAGATATGGAGATGATGGCGATGCTTGTTAATCCCAGTATAAGTTCTCCAGCGCCAAGCGCTTTTGGCGCTTGCAATTTTGCCGTCAAAGATGAGATACGAGATGCGCTTATCAGACTTTGCCAAGAGACGAAGTTGATCCGCCACATCGGGCATGAGGTCTGGCTTAACTCTGCCGGATAGATCGCGGTCAATGTCAATGGCACGAACCCAGCCCTCGCCATCTGGATTATGGTCAGACTTACGAGCTGAGTGCCGACTATCGCCGATCCAGCCGTCCGAGGTACGATCACGATCGCCGAAGCAGTCATCGAACTGTTCACGAAGTTGAACCCCCGCTTTGCATAATTTAGGCTTCATTGAGTAGATGCCTAATATCAAGTAAGCAACGCTGGCAATTCCATTTAAAGAGATCAGTTAAAAATAACTCTTTATGCCCGCACTCAGGGCGTGGTGCAATAAAAGCATCTCCTTCTGCATCGTAGGTATAGCCAACGCCCGCATAGTTGTATCGAATACGGTTGTTAATACTTGTTCGCTTGCAGACTTGACCTCTAAAATTGCCATACCAAGTCTCAGGATCTAATCCTTCGATTAACTCGGTCTCGTCTTTACCAGTTATAACTTCAGTAACGATGTTGTTTTCATCTAAGAACGCATAGTGAGCCATTAGATAGTCACCGTTCCTGTTCCTGCTGTAAATCTGTAGATTTTGTATCCACCAGTAGTTGTTAAAGTATAAGTTAATCCGCCGCTTACAGATGTTAGATCTGCAAAAACATCTGAATAACGAATAATTACAACACCTGAACCGCCTGCTGCTCCGTCTGATGCTGGAGATGAACCAGTTTGACCGCCACCACCGCCGTTGCCAGTATTTACTGTGCCTGCTGTTGGAGCGCCACCTGATGTTCCGTTGCCGCCTTTACCACCCGCTGCATAAGTAACTGATGAGCCACTATAAGATGATGCAGTTCCACTTCCGCCGTTGCCACCAGTAGTTGATGAACCTGCTGAACCGACTGATCCAGCACCACCACCACCACCGCCGCCGCCTTCGCCCGAAACTAAATTAACACCAGCGCCGCCTGCGTTACCTTGACCTGAAGGAGAAGCAGCACCACCTGCACCGCCAAGATCGTTACCATTACCACCACCGCCAGATCCGCCAGGGCGACCATTTTTATTAGCAGCGTTAACTCCAGCACCACCACCGCCACCTGTTGATGTAATAGATGAAAATACTGAGTTTCCACCATCACCGCCGTTGTATGGCGATACCAGTAAACCTGCTGCACCTGCAGCGCCAACAGTTACAGTTAAAGAACCTGAGACAGCAAAACTGGTCGCAGTCTTAAAACCACCTGCACCACCACCACCTGCTCTAGCAGTTCCACCACCGCCACCACCTGCGACAACTAAATAATCTACGGTGCTTGGTTTAGCGGTAACTCCAGTTATAGCTGCAATTACATTGGCTATCATTATCCGATATTTCCAACGACATACCATGTATTAGCAGCGGTCTTGATGCAGGCTGCTGACTTGTATTGACCAAGTGTTGGGCTGGCTGCTGTCGCACCTGCTGACAGGACTGTAGTCGTGCCGGGCGTTACTGCTGAAATAGTACATAACCCAGCCCCGATGTTAAGAACTGTAAGAACTGTTCCGATTTCAAACGCGACCGAAGCATCTGTAGGGATCTTGAAAGCAATAGCAGTTGCCTTGTTCATGATCTCTAGGCTCTGATACTGGTCTGCTAAGACTGCTGTGTAGTCGGCTGTGTTAGCAGCGCCTACTGAGAATGAAGTAAGTCCGTTATACATAGCCGCGCTTAGGACATCGCCTGTTGCTGCTGGAAAACCTGTTGCCATTATTTTCTCCTAATACGCCATTATGTTAGTGCCGATTATACCTGATATGTCTGATCCGATGATGAACCCTTCAACGATCGGTTCGAGAGTTGTCACAGTTACGCTCATGGCATTTGGCGTGATGTTCCATGAGAGTCCTTGCGCTTGCAAAGTCTTTACTATCGTTGAGCCGTCTGGCTGAACATTTGTGATCTTTAAGTTCGAGAAGTAATCTAGACCAAGCATCGTGGCAGTAGGAACATCTGGATCTAGTAGATCGACCGTCATGGCATCTATGCGGATCGTGGTCTCTTTGCGAGTTGCTACATAGATTTTAGCCACATTAAGGGCATCTGCATCAGTCTGGAGAACCAAGTTATTTTCGTTGATCTGATGAGGGAAGTACTTGGCAATAGAGGCTGAGTCCTCAGATACTTGCTGAGTTCCGCCGTAGCGAGTCATGCCGGCTGAGTTGATGATCAACTTGTCATCGAAGGCAAAGGTTAGGTTTGTGTAAGGAATCCCAGTTGTCTGGTTAAACTCGATCGGAGTCTCACCGTACTTCTTAATTACAGTAGTGCGGTTTAGGAATATTGCCGTTCCCTCTGTGTCGATATAGAACGCGCCTTGCTCTGAGAACTCTGCGTTCTTTAGCGCATCGAGGGCAGTTCTAGAACTTGACGGATCTGCAATACAGGTTGTGTTGCCTGTGTCGATCGTGCGCATAGATGACGGCCATTG